TGTAGGCGTATTCCTGCAGGTTGGCCTGGGTCATAACAATGCCTAATTCTTTCAAAGATTCGGTCTCGCCGGTAAATACCGACTTTAAGGCGGTATCCGCTATGTCGATGCTGATGTTCTTAAAACTCGCCAGATCTCCGGCCAAACCCACCAGGGTCTTGCTCATTTCTTCCGCCTGCGCGGTGTTGAGACCCATGCTGGTGGCCATGTCCCCGTAGGTGGCAGCCATATCCAGGGCAGTGCCCCGGGCGATGCCATAGCGTTTCAGGGTGGTATCACTCCAGTCCTTAACGCCTTCCGCGTTATCCTTAAAGGCCACTTCCACCTTATTGAGGGATTCATTGGTATCTGAGGCCAGTTGCACCGCGGCGGTTCCGGCGGCTGCAAGCGGTGCGGTAACCGCCAGGGACAATCCCTGACCTGCACTGGTGATGCTGCTGCCTGCCGCTTTTAATTTCTGGCTGGCTTCTTCGGCCTTTTTAGAAAGCTTAGTCCAGGCGGAAGCTTGTAGTTCCAGTTCCTTGACCGTCTTTTTTAGGGAGTGTTCCATATTGGCCAGAACCTTTTCGGCCTGCAGCATTTTGATCCGCAGTTTTTCCACCGCGACCGCATCCTGTTCAGTGCTGCCCGCCGCTTTTTCATAGGCCTCTTTTAAGGCGGCAACTTTCTGCCTTTGTATCTCAGCCTGCTTGTTTAAGTATTCAACTTTTAATTTCAACTGGTCGGCGGCGCTGCCCATATCACCCATCTTGGCCGCGGCCGCCTGAAACTCCGCCCTGGCAAGTTTTAAGGACTGGTCCAATTCTTTCATGCCCTGATTAAAGCCGGTGTTGTCCAGCCCGACTTTGACCAGCAGTTCGCCGATGGTATCCGCCAACTGTTCTCACCCCCTCACCAAATATCATCAATGTACCCGCTAGGATTGTTTTCCGCTTCGTTAACTAAAGAGCCAACAATGAGCAGATCCCAGAACATATCAAGCGCCATGGCGTCGATCTGCTCCGGGAGCCAGTGGTAGCTTTGGGCCAGGACCAAATAGAAATACACCACCGTTTGGTAAGCCGACAGACGGCTTAGGTCCGGTCCGCCGGCGGGACTTGGTTTGGGAGTTCTGCCATCTTGCGGCTGACTGCCTCGGCCACCCAGCCGGCAATCTGGTAAAAGAGGGGGACAAACTCATCCAGGTCCAGTTCCTCTTCAATAACCTCAGCGGTGATTTCCGGGTGTCTAAAGGCAGCGGCGATCCGGCGTTCCATCTCGCTTAGAGCTTCCTCATCGCCATGCTCTTTATCGCCGAATTTATCCTTGAATTTGGTCACTTCGCGCCAGAGCTTGACCTTGGGCGGCGGGGCGGTGTATGTCTTTCCTTTAAGGGTAATTGTCGGTGTTTCCATGTCATGTCCCTCCTGAAATCAGATCAAGCGGCCGCAGAAGGCCGCCGTTTAAAATCCTTTCTTCCCTATAAATTAGGCGGTAGTGAATTTGGTCACGCTGTTGGCCGCCAGTTTGTTTCCGGCCAGGTCGCAAACGTCCTTGGTACAGATAGCCCGGTAGGCGGTTGCCGCCGACAGATTGGCGCCGGGCGTAAAGGTGACCACTGTCCGGGCGGTATTGATTGAGAGCGTGCCTGCCACAGCAGATCCGTCAGAATCCTTAATCAAGAAGAAATTGCTGTCGGTCACAAGACTCGCCAGAATGGCTTCACTGAAGGTCCAGTTGACAGATGCGCCAACCGCCACATTGGTAGCGTTGTTGGCCGGGACGACGGTCACCGTCGGGGGAGTGGTGTCAGCAGTTCCTTCAACGGAATTAAACCAGTTGGCTCCGATACTGGCGACATAGTCCGGATGGTCTTCATCAGCGATGCGCTGCCACAGATCATCATAGGCGCGTTTAACAAAAGTGCCCTTGAGCTTGGGGGTCTGAAATTTCGGCTTATCCTCGCCAGTCGCGTATTCCTGATCCGGCAGGGCAAACATGCCTTTGGTCAGCCAGATATAGCGGTAATGGCCGTTGCTTTTCTTGGACATGAAGCCCAAAGCCACATAAGGGGCAGTATCAGTTGCCTTCTTCAGCATTACTCCGCCTACTATGCTGTGGCCCAGCAAAGCGGCCTGATCTGTTAGACTTATGTCTTTCGCCTCAAACTCCACATCAATCTCACCCAGGGCAGTGGCGGTCTCATCGGGACCATCATCGGCATAGAGCACTTCGGTATTTGATTTGGGGGAGATTTTAGCATTGATCGCCCCCGCGATTTTCACCGGAGCAAGATAGGAAACCCCGGTAGCATCATCTTTGGTCAGGACAGCATAATACAGGTTTTTTAAGCCCACTTGTACCCCTGCCATTTTTCAACCTCCTTCAACTTCCCGCTCAGTCACATACCTGAGCGCTTTGTGAAATATTCCGGTATCGTCTTCATAAAGATCGGCGCTGCCGGTTCTTTTAAACCCCAGGGCTTTCATGGTTTTGTCCACCTCGGCGGCGATAGGGGAGGTGCTGGCTCTTTTTACCCATACATCCACCTGCAGGTGTACCTCTGCCACAAAGGCCGTGCCGTCGGCCCAGGCGGAATCAAAATTGGTTAACTCGAACAAAGTAATGTATTTATCTAAGCCCTCCGGCGCTTTTAGCTGGTAGATATGAGGCCCGCCCAATAAAGCCAGCAGATCGGTGTTTTCCTCCAAAGCCGCCAGGACTTCCGGTTTGACGTTGATCATAGGTCAAGCCCCGCTTTCAGGGTCTGCCTGATGGTTTCCAGCACCTGTTTTTTGCTTTCGGCTTGAGCCGGACCCATAAAAGGGCGGGCGGTCATCTTGGAGGTGCCGTACTCCAGAAATTTGCCATAAAAAAAGGGAGCCTTTGGCCCCACCTCCACGTATTTGCCGTTTTCATCCTGCTTTGGTTCGGAAATCACGATATTGTCTGCCAGGTGCTCCTTGGCCTTTAGACTGCGAGGCGCTCTTTGGCTGGCGTTTTCCTGGACGATCTTGGCCCCGGCATAGAGGGCCTGGCTCTCTGCCGGAGCGGCTCTTTGCCCCAGTTCCTTTAGCCTGTCTAAAATCTCGTCCATACCTTCCAGGGTCACATTACCCGCCACCGGGGATCACCTCCTTGCACATCAGTTCTATTACGCGATGCCGCTCGTCCTTATCGATTACCGACAGAATTTGAAATACCCGGGAGCCGTACAGTACCCGCATGGAAGGAGTTATCCCGGTTCGGTAGCGGATTTTAATCCGGGTGGTGACCTCCGACTGCATGGCCCCCGCCTGGAAGTATTCCTTCCCCGATATGTCCGACACCGCCGCCCACACTATGGCTACTGTAATCCAGCTTTCCAGGGGGATGCCCTCTGATTTGGTGATAGTCTTGGCCTGCAAGGCAATACGCTGCCTCATCTGACCCATTAAATCGCGCTTTTTCACAATTACCACCCTTCCCGGCGGTAGGCGAATAAGAGCCTGGTCATAAACTCAATTACTGCTTTCATGTCTGCCGCTTCCCGCTGTTCATAGAGGTTGCCGATGGCAAAAAGCAGGGCTTGTTTGACTGTTTCCGGCACCTCGGTAAATTCGCTCAAAGGAAAGCGCAGAATGTCCTGGCATAACTCCTCGGCGGCACCTATGAGATCGGTGATGAGCGTATTGTCCTCATCACCATCTACTTTTAGATACAGTTTTACTTCCTCCAAAGAAAGTACCAATACGCCCACCGCCTTTCATTACTCGGCTGCCATGAGTCCCGCGGCTTTAAGCTTAGCTATGAGGGCATTAAAGTCGGTTACCAGGCCTTCAATCGTTGATGCCGTACTGTCAGCCTGATTTCCTGCAGGCTTAAGTTCAGTACCTGCGAAGGTAAGCTTACCGCCAGAAGCGATCGCAAGTTCTCCACCAATAACAGTTCGATTGCCGCCTTGCTCGGTGTAGTTTTTTACATTGCTCATAACTCACACCTACGCTTTCATCTGCAGTACCTTGATGGCCTCAGGGAGAATCAGTTTACCGTCTACTCGCTGGGTGGCTTTGAATCCCACCTGACCGGTAGCCGCATAAAGCTCGTTCAATCTTTGGAAGGAACGGCCTTGACGATCAGCCACCCAGTAGTAGGAAAAGTCACCGAAAGCGATAGTCTTAGCTCCGGCCGCGATTGCCGGTACATAAGCCGAGGTCTTGACCGGGCGGTTCAAAATCGTATCCGGCTGCCCGGCGGTAATAGAGGGCTGCCACAGGTACTGGCCGTTGCCGTCCTTTAATTTCCGGATGGCTTTGACCGTGGAATCGTTCATAACGAATACGGCGTTTTTGCGGTAAGGGGACTTCAGGCTGTAGAACAGATCCATGATCTCATCCACCGTGATAGCTGTTGCTGAGGCAGCGGTTACGCCCAGCTCCGCTCCGCCGGTAGCATTGAAAATCCCGGTTGGCTTGCCGGTTCCGTCACCGATGAAGAAGGATTCCTCTTCCTTGGCCCCGATTCTCCGGGCAAATTCCCGGGCGATATATGACTCCAGATTGAAGACGCTGTCATTTAACAATTCCTCGGATACCTTGATCATGGTCGCCAGCTTGTACGCTCCGATGGAAACCTGCCCGAAGGCATCGTCTGATTCCGGGATAGCGCCTTCTTCATCCACCCAGGAAGCGGTTCCTTTGGATGCTACCACCGGTATTTTGCGGTCGCCGCTGGCGGTTTGGATGATTTTAGCCATGGTGCGGAAGATGTTTTCTTCTTCCAGGGCTTCGACCAGGGTGTGCTCGAACTCGTCCGGAACCAGATAGCCCCCTTCGGAATCGGTTCCTACCTGCAGCGCGTTTAATACTTCGTAGCCCGCCGCCTTGCTGCGCATGGCGTTCCAGAAGGCTCGTTTGTACTCGTCGCTGGCCCGGCCGGTTTTATTCTCAGGGTTTGGCTGGCCGGGCTTGCCGGTAATGGGGGTATTGACGGGCTTGTTAAGCTCCGCGTCCAATGCCTGCTGACGCTCCAGCCGGTCGATTTCTTTGCCGAGATTCACCACATCGGCTTCCATCTTTTCATAGGTGGCAACGTCCTCGGCGGAAAGG